TTTGGCGGACTGGCTGGAGAAGCCGGAACACAAGGACATATCCGCGCGCGCGAGAGAGGATAGCGCCGAGGCGTGGCTGGATAAAGGATTAAAGCAGATCAAGGATGGCATCTATAAGGATAGTGGGATAGATGCTGGAGCAGCCAGGGCTTATGCACAAGAGTGCGCACGGCGCGCGTCTATCAGGAATGCAAGGTACAGGGATAAGGTGGCGCTGGGTGGCGATACAGATAACCCGATCAACGTCAAGACCAGCCTAGAGGTATCGTTCGTTGCTCCAACAAAAGGTTAAAGTCGAGTTCCCTGAGTGCTTGTACTTCCTGTTCAAGCCGACTCGGTACAAAGTGGCTTATGGCGGGCGAGGGAGTGGTAAAAGTTGGGGGTTCGCCAGGGCTTTGTTGGTGCAGGCATCCGAAAGGCCGCTCAGGGTGTTGTGTACCCGCGAGGTGCAGAGATCAATAAAAGACTCAGTGCATAGGCTTCTGAGCGACCAGATCGCGGCGATGGGGCTGGGCAGCTTCTTCGAGATACTCGAGACAGAGATTCGAGGCAAGAACGGCAGCAGCTTCAATTTTTCCGGCTTATCCAACCAAACGAGCGAATCGATCAAGTCGTTCGAGGGGGTGGATGTTTGCTGGTGCGAGGAAGCGCAGAACATCAGCAAGAAGTCATGGGACACGCTAATCCCCACCATACGGAAGGCCGATTCCGAGATATGGATCAGCTTTAACCCAGGCATGGACACGGATGAGACGTACCTGCGGTTTGTGGCATCGCCGCCACCGGATGCGGAAGTGCATCAAATCAATTACCATGACAATCCGTGGTTTCCTGATGTGCTGGAAAAAGAGCGGCTGCATTGCAAGATGACGAACGCCGAGGATTACAAGCAGATTTGGGACGGGAAGTGCAGAACGACCATTGATGGCGCGATATATGCAGACGAATTCGGCGAGGCGGTACGCACCGGACGAATCACTAATGTGCCGTATGACCCAAAATTAAAGGTGCATACAGTATGGGATTTGGGCTGGAACGACAGTATGACGATCATTCTTGCGCAGAAGGCCTGGGCCGAGGTGCGGATCATCGACTACATCGAGGAAAGCCACAAAACATTGGATTGGTATGTGACGGAGCTGCAAAAAAGGCGGTTTAATTGGGGGCGGGACTATTTGCCGCATGACGGCGAACACAAAGACTTCAAGACCGGCAGGACGGCGGCTGACATCCTACGGGCCTTTGGCCGCAAAGTAAGCGTCGTGCCTAAGCTGCCAATTGAAACCGGGATTAAGGCCGCTCGCATGGCGATCCCGATGACAGTGTTCGACAAGGAAAAAACCACTAGATTGCAGGAATGCCTGAAACGTTACCGGCGCGCGATCAACAAGACCACAAACGAGCCGGACGCGCCGTTGCATGATGAGTTTAGCCATGGCGCAGACTGCTTTCGGTACTTTTCGATCGTTGCCGACGGTTTCAGCAACGACGACGATGCGGTGTTTTTGTATTCAACCCCAGCGCAGACAGAGGATTACTGAAAATGAAACGCACCCCGATACTAGGCGACATAGACTGGCGCACGCTGATGGAACAGACGGACAAAGACCTGCGCAAGCCGGATGTGGAGTACGAATTCAGCAATGGCCGCAAGTTCCTCGAACAGATTCCTGGTGGCAGCCTTTACGCGCCACCAGTAATACCGGAAGTCTAACGGGAGAAGCGTAGTGCTAACCGACGACATTGACCTCACTACATCAGCGAATGATATGGTGATGATTAAAAACGTATTAACGGTACTGAATCGGCATTACCCGGGGCATCCATGGGCGGTCAGGATTGACGGAGGTGTGCTGGAGGTGCGCAACCAAGGGGCGAACTCGGTGCAAGGTTTTGCTATCCCGGTGCAAAACCTGACCGCAGATTACAGCAAGAAGATCATGTTGGCTGGGGGTGAGGTGTTGGAGCGATTTAAGATTCGCAGAGGCATAGCCAAGGGCGATGATTACGCATTGATGCGCCGGAACATCCGGGGTGAAGGGATAGCTGAAACATGAACAACGGGATACAGCAGGTCGATGATGTGCCGGAAATGGATACTTCAGCACAGGATGAGAGCAGCCCAGACTACTGGCTGGCTATTGCGCGTGACGCGTACAACACCAGCACGGACTATTTCGACGCTAATATCCGCAAGCAGTTAGAGAAGAACATGCACGCGTTCCGCTCAAAACATGCGCCTGGAAGCAAATATCATTCTGAGCAGTACAAGTATCGCTCCAAGATTTTCCGGCCGAAGATCCGCGCGTCCATCAAGAAGAGTGCTGCGGCGTGTGGCGTGGCGTTTTTCTCGACTGGGGATGCGGTATCGATTATAGCCAGCAATACCAACGACCAAAAACAGGTGGCCAGCGCGGCAATCAATCAGGAGTTGATTAACTACCGGCTGGACAAGACTATCCCGTGGTTCCTGACTGTAACCGGCGCTTACGTGGACGCCAAGGTGCAGGGTGTGTGTATCTCCAAGCAGGAATGGGAATACTCCGAGACGGTAGATCAAATCGATGCCGGAGGATTTTTACAAGAGCGCGTCACTGTCGATGTCGATAAACCAACGATCAAACTAATTCCGGCCGAGAATTTCCGCTTCAGCGTCGCGTCCGATTGGATGGACCCTGTAAACAGCAGCCCGTTTTTGATTCACTTATCGCAGGTGTTTGTGGGCGACATCCAAAACAGGATGAAGCGTGGGGATTGGCAAGAATACTCCGATCAGGAGATTCTGGCGGCTATTAACGATGTTGATGACACTACACGGCAGGCGCGGCAGGGCAACCGGCTGGATGCCACACAACAAACGTATAGTGTCCGGTCGTTTGACACAGGCTGGGTGCGCGAGTACGTGGTGCGCCATAAAGGGCAGGATATGGTGTTCGTTACGCTAGGCGACACGTTATTGCTGTCTCCACCGCGACCGCTAAAAGAGGTGTACCACCATGGCGTTAGGCCGTTTGCCATCGGGTACATCGACATCGAGCCGCACAAGAACTACCCGTCCGGCTCGCCGGAGTTGGCCGAAGGCTTGCAGATTCAAGCCAACGACATCGCCAATCAGCGCAACGACAACGTGCGGCTGGTGCTGAACAAGCGGTATTTCGGCAAGCGCGGCCGGTCGGTTGATTGGGACATGCTGCGCCGCTCGATTCCTGGCGGTGTTGTGATGATGGACGAGTTCGATTCCGTCATGTCCGAGCAAGTAGCCGATGTGACCAGCTCAGCCTATGCCGAGCAGGATCGCGTTAACATGGACATGGACGAGGTAATGGGTTCGTTCAGCCAATCATCCATCGCCACGAACCGCAAATTAAGCGAGACCGTCGGGGGGATGAACCTATTAAACGAGGGCGCGAACGCAATTACAGAGTTTGAGCTGCGTATTTTTTCCGAGACGTGGGTTGAGAAGGTGTTGCGTCAACTGATGTTGTTGGAGCAGACGTACGAAAGCGATGCCACTGTATTAAGCATCGCCGGAAACAAGGCTCAATTGTACCAAAAGTTCGGTATCGACGAGATCACAGATGATTTGTTAAAAGCCGAGCTAACCAGCAAGGTAAATGTGGGTTTTGGCTCAACCAACCCACAGCAACGCATCGAGCGTATGGCTGTAGGGTTGAATGCGGTCGGACAGTACGTTCCGCAGGCTATGCAGCGGCTGGACGAAGAGGCGGTGATTACCGAGGTTATGGGCGCATTGGGGTATAAAGACGGCGCACGCTTCTTCAAGCCATCACAAGAAGGGCAGCAACCCATTCCGCCTGAGATGCAGCAGCAGATGCAGGATATGCAGGAAGAGATCACTCGACTCCGGTCCGGTGTTGAGGTGGCGAATATTCGCGCTAATGCCACAATACAAGGCAAACAGATGGACATGGAGGCACGGCTGGAGGACAGCCAGCTGGATCGTATGGCAAAAGCCGAAGCCGAGCATATCCGTGGTCAATATGCGGTGCAGATTGCCGAGATGCGTGATCGACTTGATGGGGTGAACACACAGATCAAGGCGGCTGATAGCGAAACAAAGCGTGGAGAATTAAGGCTACAGTCCAGCGCCTTGCAGTTTGAAATAGCGAACCAAGAGCGCGATATAAACAAGCGTATTGCACAGATAAACCAAGACTCTAAGGCGCAAGTGCTAATGAATGGTGATTACGGAAAGGTGCCACATGCAATCGGGTAATATAAACGATAAGGTGTTGTATGCAGATGCCCGTATTGGGATGCAGGTTGAGACGTTCCTGCGCTCCGAAGTTGGTCGTTATTTGATTGGGCGTGCGGAGATTCAGGAAAAAGAGGCTATCGAAGAATTGATCGACCTGGATTCTTGGCAATGGTTGAAGGTCAAGAAGGCTAGAAACAAGATCGTGGTGGCGCGCAGCCTCCGTGATTGGCTGGCAGATGCTGTGCAGTCAGGTATTGCCGCAGGCGCCAACTTGCAAGCGATGGAAGATGAGTCCGATGGAAATTATTTAGAGTAATGCGGGGTTTTACGCGGGTGATTTTTTAACCATAAGGAGAGCAACACCATGAACACTACCCAACAGGGCGTGGACGTAGCAGCAGAACTAGAGGCACAAAATCAACGCATCACAGAGGCAGCGGCGGGCAGTGGTGGCGCGGCTGTTGATATTGATCCGGATATTACAGAAGCAAACGCAGAGGCTGACGAAAATTCAGCACAAGAACAAACGGGCGCGCGGCAGGAAAGCGAGCGCGAGCGGGTAATCCGTGAGATTGCCGAGCGTCGCATGGCGACATTAAACGTCGAAGAGTCGGAATTCACGGAGCAGGCCGGTAATCAAACCGGCGTGGCAGAGGTGGATAATCGAACACCGTCTGTGCAGGCCGGACAGATGGTTAAGATCAAAGTGGATGGTGTGGAGACTATGGTTCCCTTGTCCGAGGTGATCGAACAAGGAACACGCACCCTCCAGAAAGAGAGCGCGGCAGACAAGCGGTTGAAAGAGGCAGCAGAGATGCGCCAAGCCGCCGAACTGCGCGCCCAACAAGTTGAACAACTTGCGCGCCAGTTACAAGCGAAGCAAGAACAAGATCAAGGTCAGCAACTATCCCAAAAGGACGCGTCTGACTTGAAGCAGCAAGCCCGTGGTTTCATGGAGAAATTCATGGAGGGCGATGAAGAGGCGGCGATCGACGCACTTGCCGGATTGATTGGGCGCGGTAACGCCACCCATGACCCAAGAGCAATGATCGAGCAAGCAACTTTAGCTGCCCAACAAGAGGTGCAAAGAGCCGAAACTGCGCGTTTTCAGCGTGAGTCCGACGCACTGCACGCCACAGCCAAGGCGGAGTTCACAGTTAATTTTAAGGAAATTGTGAGCGACCCAAAGCTATACCAACTAGCCGACATGGAAACCTTGAATGTCTTGAAAGACCATCCCGAATGGGACGCTTCGAGAGATATTGGCAAGATTCTAAAAGAAGCTGGAACAAGGGTGCGTGAGTGGCACGGAAAAACACCGACGACCAGCAAACGGGAACTAAAACAAGGCTTATCCAAGCCTATCACAGGAACGTCTAGCCGTATGGCTGGCGCGCCTGAATCAAAACCCAAGACCACAGCTCAGGTAATTGCGGATCAACGCCGCGCGCGTGGGTTGCCGGTCTATTAAAAAAAGGAAACATATTATGTCTCAATTGTGGTCTCTCCAGCTTAGTGCTGGTATGGCGTACTCGTATGAGTTCTCCGATATGCTGCGCACTGCGGTTCAACCCCGTGTGCGCTTCCGTTAAATAGGCGGAAGTAAAACCTTTCGATATGCTGGAACGAGCCTTAGAGCCTGAATCCCCAAAGTGGAACAGTATTCAGGATTGGCCAATCAGCAGGGAGTAATAAACGTGAGTAATGTAACCGAAGCGGAAATTGGTTGGCTGGCAGGGATGATTGATGGCGAGGGGAATATCTCTTGCGGATTGCGCGAAAACCCCAATGGGGCGAAATACCTTGATGTTAAGGTGCGTATTTCCGGGACTGATATTCGGATGATCCACCACATCGGCGTTATTTATCAGAAATTGGGGTTGGTATTCTTCAACTCACTGATGAACAAGAACGCTGTTAAGTGGAAAACGGGATTAAATGTCGAAGTCGCAAGACAAGGTTCGACATTAAAGCTATTGAAGTTAATAGCTCCATACCTCAAAGGTAAGCATCTTGTAGCGCAATCTCTTATCGCGGTGATTGAGTATGTGCAGTCCATCCCTGCAGCGGGAAATGGAACGCGCAGAGATTACTGCGAACACGACGAATTCAAACGGTTATACGCTGACTACATGCGCGAGTTCGCATGGTATTACGACCCCTCAACGACTACCAGAAGGGCGGGAGAGCCAATTTCTCTCGATGGTATAGTCTGAACTGCATGGAAACTTGCAGAGGGATTAGAGATATTTCCCCGCCGCGTTAAGCGGTCAGTAGGCTGCATCAGCCGAAAGTAACAGATTGCAATTTTGTGATGCTAAAGACGCATCCACCGCCGGGCTGCATGCCGGTGACAAGTATTACTGGGAGCGTTATGGCGACATCGACGCCAGCACCGACTCATTCTTGGATGAGAATGCGCCGATCCCTGAAGGTTCGTTCACCTACGGTCAGGGTTCGCTGACGATCCGAGAATTTGGGAAGGCCGTACCCTTCTCTGGCAAGTTCGATGATATGTCCCGCACTCCGGTGACTGAAATCATCAACAAGCAACTGAAGAACCATGCGGCGAAGGTGTTGGATGCTCAAGCTCATGCGCAGTTCGACGCGACCCCGTTGTATGTCGCGCCCGCTTCCGGTACTTCGACTACCGCGCTGACGCTGACGACCAACGGCGCAACCGTTACCACGAACAATGTGGCGATGGGCGATACGCACGTCAAGCTGATCGCCGACCTGATGAAGGAGCGTAATATCCCCGCGTATGATGGCGCGAACTACTGCGCTATTGGCCGTCCGGGTACGTTCCGTGCATTCAAGGATGCGGTCGAGTCGAAGTATGTGTATATCAAGGAAGGCTTCCAGGCGATGCTGAACGGTGAAATCGGCCGTCACTACGATGGTGTGCGCTTCTTCGAGCAAACCGCTATCGCTTCTGAGAGCTGGAGTAACGCCAAGTCTGACGCGGTGTATTTTTTCGGTGAAGATACAGTTGCTGAAGCTCTGGTGATCCCCGAGGAAATTCGTGGTCGTCTGGCAACAGACTTTGGCCGCTCCAAAGGTATTGCCTGGTACATGATGGGCGGCTACGGCATCGTTCACGATACCGCATCCGAGGCGCGCATCATTAAATGGGCATCAGCGTCGTAATGCCTAATCCCCTCTTCTGGGGGGATTCTTTAATCAACAGAAAGGAAACAATATGTCTTACGATAATGTAAGTGTCATCCCGTTCAAGACGGTTGCAATTACCACTACAGCAGCTGCGGCTACCTATGGCATCCGTGGTCCCAAGGGCAAGACGGGTCGCGTGGTGGACATCGTGGCGACCTGCACCACAGGACACGTCTTGGGGTCTACAACGCAAACTCAACTGCTGGTCGGGTTGTCCGGTAACACCGCCGCTTATGCCACGTTCGAGCCGCCTGCATTGACGGCCGCAACTGGCGTAGCGACCCTGTCGGATGCAGACAGCGCCAATTCGGGAATCGTTGTGGGTCATCTGATCCCTGCCGATACCGAGGTGCTGTTGACCACAGTGGCGAACGCTGGCGCACCGGCTGCTGGTGTTTTGGTGTATGATGTTTTAATCGCATGGGAGAACTAATCATGAAAAAAAACAAACAATCCGACAACGCAGAGGCATTGGGTCTGCATACCAAGCAATGTTTTGATTCTAAAATGGGTGCGCAAACCGGCAACGACAAAGGCAATCAAAATCCTGCCGGCAATCCGGTCGGTCCGAAGCCCGCAAAGATGTAATCGTTAGGCAAACCAAAAGCGCCCTCTTCGGAGGGTGTTTTTCATTGGAGGTTGTATGAAGCCGACTATCAATACCTTTTACCCGGACTGGGATAACAAAACCAGCCCGACGCGCGAGAAGCCTGAACGCACCCGCGAAGAATTCCAACAAGACAACAAACCTACTTCCGAGACGCGTAACAACGGCCTGTCGTTCGTGAAACCAATGAACCCAGACACATACCGTCCATACAAAGGAGAGACAGCATTATGAGCAAATTCGACGAGAGTAAGCCGCATTCGATTACCTATGGCATGGGCGGCGTCCAAGGATACGAGCAGAACGGCCTGCAATACACCGCGCGCAAGAAGCTGATCGAGGGCCAATTGCCGGCACAACCTGCCGCCGACGCGCCGGCCATGGCAGATCCCGCTCCGGCAGTTGACGCAGCGCCGGCCGCGCCTGCAACGGATACGGAGCCGGCAAAAGAAGTTCCTGACTACGCCGCGATGCACTGGACTGCGCTGAGAAAACTGGTAGAAGAGAATGGTGGAACTTGGGTCGATAAAGCGGCCGCAATCAAGTTCCTGACAGCTAAATAAGGGCAGGTGATGGCGACTTTTCTAGAGATGTGCGTCACAACGATGCAAGAAGGTGGATTGACAGGGAACATTGTGTCGACTGTCTCTCAAGCAGGCATTCATAAAGTTGTTGTTGATGCTG